AAATCATTGATTCCAACTGTGAGTGGTCATGTTTGTGTTCATGACTGCGTAGGCTCATCGGGTCCTCATAGAGAGGACCGCGACGGTATTCCCCGACGGCAAAACCTCGTTTTGCTTAGGGAACACAAGGATATACGGATCGATGTCCGAATACCTGTCGCCTTGACTCCCGTCCGTGCTAAATCACGACGATGGCTGGAAGCAATGTTAGTTGCATTCCACGCATCGTTCGGAAAACACTTCGGTCGAGTCTGGAAGCAGGAATCCCGTGACGCGCATGCCAAAGCAGCAAGGCTAGGTGTGCGTGTGCTTATCCGTCACCTCTTACAAGCTGAAAGAACAGTTGGTAGGAAGGTGGCGTATAAGGAATTCTCTGCGTGGATAAGAAGGGAAAGTGTAGGGGACTTTAGCACCCCCCGGCCTTTATTCTTATCCCCCCTCAAAACTTATCTTAGAGGATCTCTGGATCTGAATGGATTCACAGAAATGACGTCTAAGAGTTATCTCTTTCAACTCAGCCGTTTCTCACGTGCTGGTCCCCTGCCAGATAAAATGGATATTGATGCAAATGTATCAACCCATTTTAGTGATTTGGTATCAGGCTTCGAATGTTCGAAGCGCATGAACAAATCCGCTTATCGTTTTGCCCGTTCATGGGCGCGCAATAAGGATTGGCTCCGGGGGGGATTTCCAACTTCTCTGAGTGCTTCATTCGGCACTGCCAAAGGAAAAGGAGGAATGTTGAAAGAGCTCAAATTGGCGCGAGAGCAATTTGAGTCGAGGGTTCTGGACTGCCCACTGATAGAAGAGCTAAAGAGCTACACAAAAGGAATCCTCCCATTTGATATTATCTCAGATGATGATTTCCTTGCTCTTAGTTACACCTTCGAGGGGCTAGGAACGATAGATGAGGACACTAGGGCTTTCATCGAGGCCGAATACGGCGAAGTTGAAATACCTTATGTCGGTGATGTATTATTTCCGTTCCAGAAATCATACCACACACTCATGGGCATTGGTCCGGCAGAATGGGACCTTGTCCGCTTGCACCTCATGACCTATCTCACTGCTTGCATTGAGATAAAGAGGGCTATCGTTAACGGTGACTTGCCGGACGCTCGTCCGGTGGTCATTCAGGAGCGTGGAGAGAAAGCGCGAATGGTCACACCAGTGACCTATTCAGTTGCATATATCTCCATGTTTCTGAACAAGTTACTGTTATCTGCCTTAGATCAGGACAAGAGAGTCCGTGCCACTGATCCTGACCCTATGTCAGGCTTCATTCATTCACTCTCGGCAGATTGTCCAACTGACTGGATATTCCGGTCTGTTGACATGACAAGAGCTACTGATCTGATGCCTCTCGACATTGTCTCCTCCCTAGTTGGAGGTATAATCGATAGCTGGGGTTTACCACCCTTCCTATCGGAAGCCTTCCGACTATGCACTGGCCCTGTGAATCTCCAAGTCGATGACGCCGTTTCTGTACGGACGAGACGCGGTATTCTAATGGGTTTGGGCACTTCCTGGCCTATTCTTTCACTCTATAACCTATGGTTATATGAAAAAGCGTGGACCAGGTCGGGGATGAGACGTTGTTGGAGTAAACGCTTTAGAGGTATGGTAAGAACAGTTGGAGACGACTTGTTGGGACTAATCCCACAATCTGTCTCTGATTGTTATACTTCTAACTTGGTTGAGACAGGTGGATCTCCTTCCTTCGGGAAGGATCTGTCTTCCAAGACAACTGGTGTTCTTGTAGAACAAGCGGTAAGGCGGCGGGAGGGTTGTAAGTGCCCTATGAACCCGTTTTATCGTTACCCCAGTTGTAGCGTTCGTCCACTGTTACCAGGTTGCACGTCTGAGAAAGACGGAACCGTCATGCCAAAATGGATGATGGGTAAACAGTTGACGGATGTGATTTCGGATAGTGTACATAAGAAGTACCTTACAGTATTCTTACAGAAAATGTATGCTAAAGAAATCCGTCTACTCCAAAGGTGTGGCGTACAGCCATTTCTCCCACGTTCTGTAGGAGGTGGTAACTTCCCTTGTGCGGCGAAAGATATGCGTAAGCACTGGATGGCGCTGAGACCCAGATGGCTCAGGGCCCTCCGTTGTGCTATGGCATTTCCTGCCAAGCCGGGGTTGACCTCGCATCTTACAGTACCGTGGTCTATGGGACCTTCTAATCCTTTAAGCGAACGGATGTTCAATTATTGGTTAGAAAAGTCCATAGATGCTGTACGTCCTTGGTGTCTGGAAGAAGAGCTCATCGTACGGCGTTCTCGCTGGGTTGTTACCGCAGCTCGGCCTGACGCTGATCTTACTGCTGCCGATTGTACCGAGAGGGCAATCGCGCAAGCCTCCAATGGCCAACGTATGTTGGTTGCGGAGGGACAGCCGGTAGTACGTATGAGGCTGGGTGAGCTTCAACGTAGGTTGAAGTCTGGAATTAAGAAACTTAATTCCTTGGTCCCCGAGCATAAGCTCGGCGATCCACCTAGCAAGATGTGGGTAGGCCTGGAACGGCATGCTGCGAGGCTTGCTGAACCAGTCTACGAATCATCCCTTCTCCCAGTTTGTTTTGTGACGGGAGTCACTATTGGGGGGACAGTAGTCCCCGAGGGTTACGCGGTTGACGACGGAGACTTATGGTAGGTGCGCGGCGTAGAGCCGGAGGGTAAAGGGTCCTATTTATTTAGGGTAATGTTCCTTTACTTGTCCCGGATAAACCGCACACTAGCCAAGGTCTATGAGTGTCGTTGTGACATGACAAGCAATGCCACTCACGTCCTACTTGTATGGTTAACAAGTGGGCCAGACGCAACTTAGCGCCTGTAAC